AGGGTAGTCCATTTTGCTTCAGTCTTTCGATCCTGGCTTTGATGACTGATAGTGCATGCTTGTGCTGTCTACGCATAGATACAGATATATGAGACAATATACTGAACGTTGTGTCTTTGGCGTGGGGACTCAGAACTTCAGATTCCATATGCATGTCATAAGACATTTGCATGAGTGACACCCTAAGAGCTGCTGGGACTAGCGATGCTGGATCGTGTAACAGATCGTTTTCGTCTGCTCCATGTATCACCGCATTAGGGATCAATCCACACGAATCAAGTGACTCCTTCTCAGTACTGGACATCCGCCATCTGGCTTCCAGGGTGTCAAGGGCAATGAGATGCGCATATTTACCTACGGTGAGCCCTTGACCATTTAATGCAGCACTTCTGGCATAGGCGAATGCGTTCATGTAGTCCCCACACAAGCTTGGCGAGCTGGGACGTGTGAGTTGGCAGATCATCTCTCGGAAACCTAAGATAGGACATCCTGCACCGATCCCATTGTCCTGTGAATTGAACTCTCCGGCAATGCCTGAGACCTTCTCTTTTGGCAAGTTGGGCATGACACTCACTGATCGAAGTGCAATTCTTCTAGTTACCCTCTGGACTTTGAGGAATAGCTGGCATGCCCTCTGCTTTTCATGTCGTGTGAGTGGGATCTCCTGCTTAGTCTCATCAATGCCAGCAATGATTGTTGAATCATCTGACGTAACCATAGGAATCCCAGCAACATACGCTCGTTTCCCAGATACGAATAGGATAGCATGTTCGGCAGCGTGTAGGGAAAGTACCAGAGCACCACCGTGCGCCAGGCTTGTTCCATGATGTGACATCCCCTGACCAGTATGCACAGCTGTACGGTAACCTTTGATTGTATAGGACTCATGCTTTCCCAGCACTGGCATACGAACCAGCCATTTCTTGAAACGAGACAGGCGCTTGCTGCCAAGACCTCGTTCTTCTCGTTTCGTAACTTCTTCAAGAATTTCTGTAGATAAAGCCATCCTCCTGGATGCCAATCTTCGGTATGTGGCAGCTGAAGAATAAAGATGGGTGCTCCCTCCTATCGCTGCCAAGCCAAGGTTTGTTATCCCAGTTGCTATGTTCGACATCATTGCTGAGAATCTGCTAGCATCCGATGCTTGTATTGCTCCTCCCTTGAGCATGGCTTCTGAACTGAGTTTGTAAAAGTGGGCATCCTTATTTGGTCTCTTGAGCATGTCAGGTTTGGTATACCTCCCATAGGATCCGTTGATGAGTTCAGCGTTGTTGAGCATAATCCTAGAATCAGGATCAGCCATAGAAATCTCACGTTTCTTGTGCTCGCCCAATTTAGGATGATTCACATAGATTGGATCGACACCATAGAAGAAACGGAAAGTTGGTTTCAGTATTGAGAGATAGTCATCTACGCCATTAGCAAGGATCATTTCAGCGACAGTTCCAGTCTCAAGCTTCTTGGATGGCGATATCCTGGCAGAGTGTCGGACAGTAAGATGGTCGACCAGGCGTCTTGATCTATTCCCTTTGGAGAATTCACGGTCAAATCTGGCAAC